GCCCATTCAATTTCATTTTTTGCAGCTTGCTCGTAAAACGCATATATCTTATCTTCGCTTTTTCTAACAATAGAAGTGAACCCTTCTTTGTCTTCATCGCGCATTATTTTTAATAAATTCTGTGTAATAGCATAATGCTGTGATTCGTCTCTTTGAATAAATTTAATAATCTTAGCGTTACCTTCCATTTTACCGCGATAACCGAAGTAGAAAGAACATGCAAAGCTTACATAAAATACAAGCCCTTCCATACAGTTAATAGCAAGTACACAATCAAATATCTTTTGTCTTATATCTTTTTTTGTATCGTCACCTAGGATCTTATCAAAGCTCTCACGTATTAATTCAGCACGACCAACAATCTCCTTATCCTCCATAATACTATCAAAAAAAGCTGTAGCATCGTGGTGTACGTTATTGAGCAAATATGAATAACTGTAGCTATGAATACCTTCAAAACGCTGCCAGGTGTTCATACATATCTCTAATTCGGGATTCGTTACATGGTCTTTTAATGAATGTATAGAGCGAGACAGCATACTGTCTCCGAGTGTCTGAAATTTTAGATTTGTATCGAAAACAAATCTCTCAGGTCCTTTTAACTCCTTATAGTCATTTCTATCTTTCTGTAGTGAAATTTCATGGGGCCACCAGAAAAATTCTTCTTGTCTTTTAAAGAGTTCAAAAAATATAGGGTATTTAAATTTATCATAACGCTGTAGGTTTAAATCCTCGCCGAAGAAAAGCGGTTGCTTTGTATGGTCAATATTTTTAATGTTTAAGACAGACTTCATAATTTACATGCACCTCCTGAGCAATCATTTGATTTATCCAATCCTTGATCCTTATCACCGTCGTCCGTGTTATTATAGTAGAGACTAATTAATCCCATGCTATATGCATATAGAATCTCTTTCATAACTTTACTATCGGGCAATACATGGTTTGAATAATGGTTATAATTATAATAGATGTTTGTTGAAATTGCCATATCGATGTATTTCTGAATAACAGCATTTATATTTATTAAACCAGTGTTGTCTTTCATGTCATAAGCTAGCTCGTAATTGTCGTGATATTTACCGATACCAGGGACTAACACAGGTAGTTTACCCATTTTTGATGTTTTGAATGTTACCAAGCTTCTTACAGGCTCTACACCGTTTGTCGAACTCTGTATTACAGAGCTCGATTCACAAGGCATACAGCTTGAAAGGGTTGAGTGACGTAAACCGTGTTCTTTAACTCTTTGCCTTAACTCATTCCAATTTAATGATAATTTTCTCTTTACAATATTATCTACATTTTTCTTGTACGTATCTAACGGAAAAATATTTTTGCTATATTTAGTACTGTCATACTTCTCGCATTTACCTTTTTCTTGGGCTAGTTCGCAACTGGCACTTAGTAAGTAATACTGAAAATGTTCCATCCATTCATCTAATAACAATAATCCATCCTTAGAAGAATATGATGCATTATTCTTTGCCAGGAATGCTGCTAAGTTAGTAATACCAATACCTAAGCTACGTCTTTTCTTAGCAAAATTGTCTGCAGCCTTGTTAAAATAATCTTGTATATCTATAATTTCTTCTAAAAAGCGAACCGCTAAATTACAAGTCTTTTCTAAATCTTTCCAATCTCTTATTTCAAGCATGTTAATAGCAGAAAGAATACACATTCCTATCTCTGCATCCGGATCATGAAAGTCTTTTAGAGGTAGTGTTGGATGTATAACTTCTGTGCAAAGATTACTCATAGTGACTCTATCTAACCATGAGCTATGTTCGTTAGCGGTATCAACATTGAGAATATATATTCTACCTGTTTCTACCCTCTCTTTTATAATTAATGAAAACAACTTACGAGCAGAAATAGTTTTCTTTCGTTTAATTTTTCTATCTTGCTCATATTCTTTATATAATTTATCAAATTGCGGTGTGCCCCATGCCTCATATAATTCTGGTACATCGTGCGGACTGAATAGAGTTATTTGCTCGTCTTTTATTACTCTATCGTAAAAAATCTTAGACATACCAACAGTATAATCAAGCTTACGTACTCTATTATCATCTGTACCCGCATTATTTTTTAAAACAACAATATCTTCAATTTCATAATGCCACCACTGAATATTGATTGTTGCAGATCCGCCTCGTAACCCATTCTGTTGCCATGCTTTAACAGATGCCTCATAAATTTTTAAGAACGGTATCACACCGGTATGTACAACTTCACCATTTGAAACAGGTGATCCGATAGCCCTTATTTTTGAAATATCAATACCAATACCACATCGACTAGCTGTTGCAATAGAGACAGCAGTACCAGATGCCGTGATACTTTCCTTGTTATCGTCAACACCTATCAAGCAGCAGCTAGCGTATTTACGCGATCTTGTCCTTACACCCGCCATTACCGGTGTTGGTAGATTGATCTTATGCTTTGAAATAGCATTATAAAACCGCTTAACATACTCTAGGCGTGTATCTTTTGAATAATTTATAAAGCCATATAATGCTATTAAAATATAAGCAAATTGAGGCGTTTCGTAGATTATATTTGTAACGCGATTTTTTATTAGATATTTGTCACAAAGCTGTTTCAAGCCGGCATATGTAAATAGAAAATCTCTATCATGATCGACGATTTCACCGATCTTATTAATTTCTTCGTCTGAGTATTTTTCAAAAATTGTTGGGTCATATATTTTATTTTTGACGCCGTCTTTTATTACATCAAGTAACCGAGGAGCATGTTTACCGCCCCATACGTCTTTTCTTAATTGATAATTCAACAAACGACAAGCCACATATTGATAGTTTGGTGTTTCTAATGTAATTAAATTTGCAGAAGACTCAATTAAGACCTGATGTATATCTTTTGTAGAAATATTATCCTGGAGATTTAATCTTGCATTAATTTCAATGTCAGACAAATGAACGTCAGTAATGTCGCTTATGGCCCAGTTTATAATCTTGTGAATTTTATCTATATTAAATTTTTCTTTTTCTCCGCTCCGCTTAGTTACATAGATATTGCTCATAGTTTAGGGTAAAAAAATACTTATTAAATCTAACTGTTTGAGAGAACTTTTTTTACTTAAAAACAAAAATTATTTTCTTTATACATTTTTATAATTTTTTCGCTATCGAAATTATAAATATTACGATTGCTAAGTATAAAAATGTTATTACTACCTATAGCCTGACTAAAGTGAACTTGTTCAGAATTGTATTTGTATAAATTAACTAAATTAAGTTGTTCGCTATCTAAGAAAGCAATTTTTTCAAGTTCTGTACCATTTATAGGGTAAACACCCTTCTCAAGAAGTAGACTACATTCGCTACAGGAAATTTTAAATTCTTTTAAGATTTGATCATACGTATTTAAAGAAATAAAATCTTTAACATTAAGATTTAATGCCTCAAGCTTTTGAATTAGTGTAATATACTCTGGCTTTAAAAACACCTCTATACCTTTAAAGAATTTTAATGCTGGTGTTGTGCTTGCTGTCGCATGAACGATGCTAGTTGGATTAAATTTTTTATCGTACTGCACCCGCTCTTGGTCATATCTATTTCTAATAGGTTGCCCGATAAAACAAAAAGGATATTTATCTTTTGGTATAAAAGTAAACTCTTCTACGTTTAACGCCTCATCAACAAGTGATACATCGATCATGTATATGATTATAATACATGAATAAGGAAATCAATAATTTATTTTTAAATACCAATATTTTTTAAAACGTGTGTCAGTACTACAATAATGATAGCAGTGATTGAAGAAATTACACTCGTTAAAACTGCAGTTTTAAAATTCCATTTTTTTTCTTTTTGATTTTTACTGTCGTGAAATTCATTTTGAATCGTTTCAGCTAGATGAGAAAACTTTTCTGTGACTACTTCGGTAATATGATCAAATTTACTTTCTAGCTTTTCATCTAAATTTGTAATTTGTTGCTCGAGTTTTGCTACCTGGGTTACTAACGCCGGGGTACCGTTACCCTTATAAAGTGTTTTAAAAATACCTTCAAGGTCAGTTTTGAGTTTATTTATCTCTTCTACATGCACAGAAACATTTGGTCGCTTCTTACTCATATTATGTTACGGGAAATGTATATGACAAAATACCTTTCGGTAGTGTATATACTTTACCTCTCGTTTTACCTGAAGTTTCTTTAGTTACCACAGTGAGCTTATCTCCTGTAATAATAGGTCCCATAGTGACGTCTACATTACCTAAATTTATAGTATATGATTTTATACCTTTCCTTACATCGTAAATTTGTAAACGGTTCCTGCCCATAAGAGCAGCTGTATATAATTTGGGCATATCTTCTAAATATTTATGTGTATTACAAGGGACTTTTAATAAATATTTCAAATAAATGTCTGAATATGTAACAAAAATATTGGTTAGACGGGGTAATGACCTATCGAGAAGAACAGCCAATACAACAGGGGTTGTTTTTGATAATGGAGAACCAGCTTGGACGCTTGATACAAAAAGATTATATATAGGTGACGGTACTACAACAGGAGGTATACCAATTGGTTGCAGGAACCTTGGTGCTGTCGGCCGATTATATGATGGATCGGTAACAGGGTTTACAAATGAAGCTATACAGATTTTTACTCTAAGCGGCGCAGAAGTCGGAGATATTTTATATGATAGATCCACGCGGGTGCTATATAGTTTATCTAGCGTATCAAACTTCCCTCCACTTACTTCTGATATAGTCAGATATGATTTTAATGTATTGCTTAATCCTAATAATTTAGAATTTGATACACAAAATAGGGTTAAAATCAAAACAAACGGTGTCGGTGTTTATGAAATAAACCCTTCTATTGCTGGACCCGGCTTACAGAAAGATGAAGGCTCGTACTTACAAATAGGAACCGGGCCAAACGGTGTAACAAACACCATGATGAATTTCATGTTACCTAATACGGTTAAGGTGAACAATAGTGATATATCACAGTCACCAAATGATTTGCAGATTAACCCTAATAGTGTATTAGGCAGAACAAGTACAGGTACCTTAACAAGTATATACATAACTTCTGTTTTATCGTACGCAAACTTCACGGGCGGAAATGGGGTTAAAATATCAAGCGACGGGACATTTACAAGCGTAACCTTGAGCGCCGAATCACTTGAAGTAACAGAAGCGGGTGTGTATGTCTATCGTCCTTTCTATACCTATGCCCCTGTGTCGTTCACACAAAATGTTGAAGCCCAGCAATCATTGACAGTTAATAGAGGTCTAACTGCTAACTTTAATTCTCTTGCGTTATTTAACGGTGATTGTGTTGTTAACAATCGCTTCCTAACAAGAAACGCTGCAGGGTTTAGATCGACCTTAAGCGCTGTGGGTACTATAACATGTGATAGCGATATTATAGCTTTTGCTACATCTGATAAGAAGTTGAAAACGAATCTGAGGCCTGTATCTAATGCTTTAGAAAAAGTGGTATTCTTAACGGGCTATAATTTTGATTGGAAGACACAGGATACTTCTTATGAGTATCTAAAAGGCAATGATATTGGTTTTATAGCAGATGAAGTTGAACAAGTAATTCCAGAAGCTGTTACTACGAGAGGCGATGGTGTAAAAGCAGTTAATTATAGTAAGGTTGTTCCTTTACTAGTACAGAGTATTAAAGAGCTTAAGCAAGAAATTGAAACTCTTAAAGAGAGATGAAAAACTTTGAGAGTTTTTATGAAGACTTTAATGTTACAAAACGTAATACTATAAGTTCGACCGATGCTGGTAAAACAACAGGTGACCCGTTTCTAGATTTTACAAACAGATTAGAAATGAAAGTTATTGATGAATTGCCTGAAATTCGTAGAAGAGCTAAATTAAAAAATAAAAGAAAATTAAGAAGAAAGTAATTTAGAACCGTTTACAGCTCGTCTTCCTACTTGCTTGGCCCACTTGCTATGTAGAATTTCTTTGGAAGCGCCTTGGTAATTTCCTGTAGCAATTAATTGTTTAGTATTTTTAAATTTACTAAGTCTCGGGCCACCCAGGTTAAAAGACATATCTACTAAAACCAATTTTACGTTTTTAGGGAGTTGATCAAAATTAGGCATAAAACGTTTTACATCTTTATAAGCAACTTGCAGCTGCATATTAAAAAGATCATTTATTTGTTTGTCGTTTAGTATTTCTTGACCGGTTAAAATACGATCGTAATTAGCACCAACCTGTTTTATAAAGCTTCTTGCTTCTGGTCTCATTAAATTTAAACCAATACCAATAGTAGGCTTACCTACTGAATCAATATAAACTTTATTAAAATAACCTTCATGATCTTTAATATAGTTATATACTTCTTGATAGCGTAAAATAGTATCCTTATGTTGTTGAACTATAGCAGGCGGTTCCGGTGGTAAGTCTACCTGCTCTAAGATTTCATTTATTCTTTTATTAAATTTCATATGAGTTTGTAATCGGATAAGCTTTTAACTTATAACACCATATATAGTACCTTGAGGTGACCAAGTTACAGCATAGCCATTTAGATTAATACATTTACCAGCAGCACCACCTCCGTAGTTTGATGTCTTTGACCCAGTACAACCAGACCCTCCGCCTGCAGCTCCTAAGCTTCCACCAGCTCCCAATCGCGCGGCGCCTTGGGCACCGCCTGTTCTGTAAGTACCAGCACCACCGTTATTACCACCACCGTAGCCGCCTGTACCTGCAGCACCAACTGTAATACCCGCACCACCAGCTCCTGAACCACCTCCACCAGGGCATTGCCCAGCAACACCACACCAAGGCCAATTACACCCACCTGCGCCACCGCCGCCGCCGCCAATAATGCCATTATTTTGTATAGTTAGATTATAATTTAAATTGATAGCAGGTCCACCAGCTCCACCACCTGAGTTTGTTCCCCCAGCATTGCCACCTTTGCCAGCTACCATACCATTAGCAGGTGAATTAGATGCATCGGATACCGCTGGTACAATGAGCGTAACAGTAGACCCCGTAGGCCATACACCCGTGTCTAACGCGGCAACTCCTGAGCTTGTACTTCCAATGTTACCGGCAACAGTAAATATAGCAGTAGCAGGAGCTGTAGAAGCACCGTAGATACCCTGAAATACAGTCCTTAAGTTAACATTATATGTATTACTAGATGCAGTTCCAATAGTTATATTAGCAATTAGTCTAGGTACAGTTGGTGTCGGTGTCGGTGTCGTTGTTAGCGTTGTTGTAGTAGTCGGGGTAGGTGTACGTGTTAATGTTGTTGTCGTTGTCGGTGTCTGTGTAGGGGTACCTGTATTTGCAGGAGTTCTTGTAGGAGTATTAGAAGGCGTCATTGTCGGTGTTCTG